ATGCAGAGATACGCTGTGGTGTTGAATGGGGTTGTCGCGAACGTTGTCATGTGGGACGGCGCGTCCGAGTGTGAAGCATTTGACCTTCTCCAACTGATCCCTATCGATGACCGCGCGGAAGTTGGAATTGGATGGGGGTTCGATGGCAATGAGTTTTACGCGCCGCAGCCGCAGTCGTCCGTAGGGGTTGTCTAATGGCGATCCATGCCGATATTCAGCTTCTCGAGCCCGGCGAGTTGATCGAACTGTTTGTTCTTGATGCCACGGAGCAGCACGGCGATATCCTTCGATTCCACGGCCATACGCAGGTCGGTCCAATCTGGTGGCAAGGCAACGAGTACTCACCGTGGCCGATCGAGGTGGAAGGTTTCGCGCGCAGCGGGGAGGGCCAGCAACCGACGCCGTCATTGTCGGTGGGCAACATCGACGGATCAATCACGGCGCTGTGCCTGTACCTCGACGATATGGTAGGGGCGAAGCTAACGCGCATGCGCACGCTAGGCCAGTACCTTGACGCGCGCAACTTCCCGGAAGGGAACCCGATGGCAGACCCCGACGAGCAGTTACCGCCCGAACTCTGGTACATCAACCAGAAGACGGAAGAGACGAACGAGTCGGTGACCTTTGAGCTCGCCAGCGCGCTCGACTTCAATGGCGAGCAGTTGCCTCGGCGCCAGATCGTCGCGAACGTTTGCATCTGGCTGACCATCGGTGGGTATCGCGGCCCGTATTGCGGCTATACCGGCGCCGCTTACTTTGATAAGAACGACAACCCGGTAGCCGATCCGTCACTGGATAAGTGCGGCGGCCGAGTGTCGTCGTGCAAGTGCCGATTCGGCGAGAGCAATGAACTGCCGTACGGCGGATTCCCCGCCGCTGACTTGGTGAGGACATCCTGATGGGCTCGCGCACGTTGGACGCCATTCGGGCCCACGCGGAGGAAGAGTACCCAAGAGAGGCCTGCGGTCTGCTGGTCATTGCCAGAGGGCGTGAGCGATACGTGCGATGCAGGAATCTCGCGCAAGGCACCGAACATTTCGTGATGTCCCCGGAGGATTACGCGGCGGCCGAGGAAATCGGCGACGTCGTAGCGGTGGTTCACTCGCATCCGAATGCTCCGGCAACGCCAAGCGAGGCCGATCTGGTGAGCTGTGAAGCGACGGGAATGCCCTGGCATATCTTGTCGTGGCCGGCGGACGACTTTCGCTCGATCGAGCCGATAGGGTACCTGGCACCGCTCGTCGGGCGCACGTTCGCCCATGGGGTGCTGGACTGCTGGTCGCTTGTGCGGGACTTCTACGCGCGCGAGCTCAAGATCGATTTGCCGGACTTCCCGCGGCGAGACGATTGGTGGGCGAAGGGCGAGAACCTGTACATGGAGGGGTACCCGAAAGCTGGTTTCGTGCACCTGAATCAGGACACTCCCGAGAAGATCGGAGATGTGATCTTGATGCAGCGCCGCGCGGATGTGCCGAATCACGCCGGCGTCTATCTGGGTGACGGCTTGATGCTTCACCACATGCACGGCCGGCTTTCAACGCGGGAAGTGTACGGCGGGTATTGGCGGGAGATCACCCGCTGCGTTCTGAGGCACAAAACCCTGATGGAGTAACATCCTCCTCGGACTAACGGTCAATCGGGGTGCTTATGAAATTCAATCAATATACCGGGCTCGCGCTCGTCGTCTTGGCGGGATGCACGACAGTGTCTGACCTTCGCTCGAATACTCCGGAAGTTAGGGGCAGCACGAGTATGAAGCCTGAGCAGTTCGCTGCGTGCGTTTCAAGTCGGTGGAAGGCGTCCGACGTCGATTTTTCCTACGCTCCGACTGAGGCTGGGGCGGAGATGGTCGTTGGTGAGCCCGGGTATTACCACGCGCTCCTGGAAGCACGGCGCTCCGGAGCTGGCTCGGCTGTTGCACTTCATGTGCGCCTGCCTTATGGAAACTCGGCCATTATTGCAGGAGTCACAGATTGCCTAAAGAGGTGATGAATGAGTGAGAAGCTTCGCGATATTCGACTTTACGGTGCGCTCGGCGCGAAATTCGGGAGATCGTTTCGGCTCGCTGTTGATAGCCCTGCCGAGGCGATACGAGCTCTATGCGTCATCATCCCTGGTTTCAAGGCGGAGCTTCTCGCGAGCAAGAGTAAGGGTGTCGGATACTCCGTTTTCACCGGCAAGCGAAATCTAGGAGCTGATGAGCTAGATCTTCCGCCGGGGAGCCAATCGATACGAATCGCGCCTTTCATCTTGGGCGCGAAACGTGGCGGATTATTCAACGTACTTCTGGGGGCGGCGCTTATAACGGCCGCCTTTTTTGTTCCGCAGGCAGGCCTCTTTGGAGTCAAAGCGCTTAGTGCTGGCGCCGTCGGGCTTATGGGGGCATCGATGGCGCTCGGCGGTATCGTGCAGCTCTTGTCTCCCCAGCAGGTCGGCCTCTCCGTGAAAGACAGCCCTGACAACGGTGCGAATTACAACTTCAACGGTCCCGTGAATACCCAAGCGCAGGGCAACCCAGTCCCTGTGCTGTACGGCCGAATGATCGTCGGCGGCGCTGTCGTTTCTGCTGGCATCTACGCCGAAGACCAGGCGTAAGGCGTCTCAACTCATATTGAACCCCGCTCCGAGCGGGGTTTTTGCATTTCTGGAGCTCATGAAATACATCGTCGGTTATGGCGGCGGAGGCGGCAAAGGGGGCGGCGATAGCCGTACGCCTACTGAGAGCCCAGATAGCCTGCACTCGATCGCGTACGCGAAGGTATTGGACGCCGTCTCCGAGGGCGATGTGGTGGGGCTGGTCAACGGCCTGCAAAGTGTCTATCTCGATAGCACGCCAATCCTGAACCCCGACGGCACAGCGAATTTCCAGAATGTAAGCGTCGACGTTCGTACCGGCACACAAGACCAGGCATACATCCCCGGATTCCCAGCGGTAGAGAGCGAAGCGACGGTCGGCGTTACCCTGACATCGGCGGTGCCCTGGGTCCGCGCGATCAGCAATACGCAGTTGTCCGCAGTCCGGATCACTATGGCCGTGCCTGCGTTGTCTCAAGCCAATACGAGCAACGGCGACATCACTGGCTACCGCGTCGAGTATGCGATTGATCTCGCGACCAGTAGCGGGGCGTTTCAGGAGGTGCTTTCGTCTGCATTCGATGGCAAAACGACGTCGACCTATGAGCGGAGCCACCGGATCAATCTTCCGGCATCTTCGTCGGGCTGGACGATTCGAGTGCGCCGCATCACTCCGAACGCAAACAGCAGCATGATAGCCGATACGACGAACATCGAGAGCATTGCGGAAATTATCGACGCGAAGCTCCGATATCCGAATACGGCGCTCGTCGGGATTCAGGTCGACGCCCAGCAGTTCAAGAGCATTCCGACTCGGTCTTTTGACATGAAGGGGCGCATCATTCGTGTCCCGTCAAACTACGACCCCGCCTCGCGCTCCTATAGTGGCGCGTGGGACGGTACGTTCAAGTCGGCATGGTCGGACAATCCCGCGTGGGTATTTTATGACCTGGTGCTTCATCCGCGATACGGCCTCGGCCACCGCGTGAATGCTGCTCAGGTCGACAAGTGGTCGCTCTATCAGATCGGCCAGTATTGCGACGAACTGGTCGACGACGGCAATGGCGGGCGAGAGCCTCGATTTGCCTGCAATTGCTACCTGCAATCGCGAGCCGACGCCTACAAAGTCCTGCAGGATCTGGCGACCATATTCCGCGGCATGGCCTACTGGGCAAACGGCAACGTCGTGGCTGTGGCCGATATGCCCGGAGATCCGGTCTACAGCTTCACCAACGCGAACGTCATCAACGGGAAGTTCGCTTACACCGGCACGAGCTGGAAGGCGCGGAAGACTGTCGCTCTCGTGACGTGGAATGATCCAAGCGACTTCTACAAGGCGAAGGTCGAGTACGTCGAAGACCAGGACGGCATCTCGCGCTATGGGGTTCAGCAGACGGAAACGACGGCGTTTGGCTGCACCAGCCAAGGGCAGGCCCAACGCGTCGGGCATTGGACGCTGCTGAGCAGCCGCCTTGAAACGGAGTCGGTTTCGTTCTCCGTGGGCCTCGAGGAAGCGATGGTGTCGCCAGGCAGCGTGGTGAGCATCGCGGACGCATCGCGCGCTGGCCGCCGGATCGGTGGCCGCGTCAGGTCTGCTGCTGGGTCGACGGTCGTTCTCGACAAGGTCGAGCAGATCGCCGTCGGCGACACGCTGACGGTAATCCTCCCGAGTGGCGCCAGGCAGACTCGAACGGTTCAATCCGTGGAGGGAAACGCCGTAACGGTGACTGCGAACTGGACCGAGGCCGTGCAGCCTCAGGCCGTTTGGGTTGCGGAAAGCGCTCAACTGAAGACGCAGCTGTTTCGGGTGCTCAGCATTTCACAGGGCGACGGGCTGCAGTGGGACGTATCGGCGATCCAACATAACCCGGACAAGTATGCGGCCATCGATAGCGGCACGCGCCTCCAGCAGCGTCCCATCAGCGTCATTCCGCCGTCGGTGCAGCCGCCTGCGAAGGATGTAGTGTGGGATTCATACTCGGTGATCGCGCAAGGCATCGCCTCCACAACTGGCGTCATCAAATGGACGCCGGCCGACAAGGCGATCGCTTACGACGTCGAGTGGCGCCGCGACAACGGTGAATGGGTGAAGGCCGGCCGTACCGGGTCGCAGAGCCTTGAAGTACCGAACCTGTACGCCGGCACGTATGTTGCTCGGGTGACGGCGTTGAACGCGCTTGACGTGCCATCCATTCCGGCATATTCGCCGGAGACCGTCCTGAGCGGGAAGACGTCGCCGCCACCGACGGTGACGAGCTTGCTGGCCACCGGGATCGTCTTCGGCATTCAGATCAACTGGGGATTTCCTACTGGCCCGCTCGACGTGGAGCGAACTGAGGTCTGGTACAGCCAGACTGACGACCGCGCCAGCGCGATCAAGCTTGCCGATTTTGCGTTCCCTCAGAATACCCACACGATGATGGGCCTTGCCGCGGGCGCGACCTTCTTTTTCTGGGCCCGCCTGATCGACAAGTCGGGCAACGTTGGTTCGTGGTATCCGGCGACCAACGGTGTGATGGGGCAGGCAAGCGCAAACGCCGATGACATTCTCGATTATCTGAACGGGAAAATTGGCGAGACGCAGCTTTCCCAGGATCTGCTTGAGGCGATCGCCACGATCCAGCCGCCGTTCGCCGGTAGCGAGGAAGACTACGCCGGCTCGGTCAACATCTACGCCGGCATCCTGTCGGTGCAATCGCTGATCCAGGATGGCGATCGAGCAGTCGCGCAACAAGTGACGACGCTGCAGGCGACCGTCGGCGAGAACACTGCGCTCGTGCAGACGAACGCCCAGGCGCTGGCCAGCCTGGACGGCAAGGTGTCTGCTTCGTACCAGATGAAGGTGGGCGTGACGTCCGGCGGGAAGTACTACGGCGCGGGGATCGGCATCGGAGTGAGCAATGAGACAGGGCCGGTGCAGTCGCAAATCCTGTTTCTCGCAGATCGATTCGCCTTTCTCAACACGGCAAACGATCAGGTGAGCACGCCTTTCGTGATCCAGAACGGCCAGACGTTCATCAGCCAGGCATTCATCGGCAACGGCTGGATCACCAATGCCATGATCGGCGACTACATCCAGTCTAACAACTATCAGGCCGGGGTGAGCGGGTGGCGTCTGGACAAGTCGGGAACGCTGTATATGAACGGCGGGGCCAGCGGGCAGGGGCGCGTTGTTCTCTCGCCCAACGGAATCAGCGTCTATGACGCGAACAACGTGCTGCGCGTGCGCCTGGGGCTGCTCTAATGGTCGCCGGGCTTCAGCTATTCGATCCGGCCGGCAATGAGATCCTCAATCCTTTCAGCAGAGTCGGGCGCGTGCTTGGATCGGTGTACGTCAATGGCACGAGCGGCAGTCTTCAAAACGACGGATTGCTCACCGGGGAGCCGTTCGCGTCGTTTCACCTTCAGCAGCTCTTCTATGACGTGCGGGCGTATCGCAGATTTCCCCGAATCTCTGTCTCAGGCAATACGCTTTCCTGGTACTACCCGGCCCCTCAAGGCACGCAGGTGACCATGGCGGGATATATCGTCTTTGGAGTTCGCTGATGACATACGGGTTTCAGTCGATCAGCGACGCCGGCGTATTCCAAATTGACGGCGAGTCGACGAACTACTGCCTGTCCAAAAAGGGCGTGGCGACCTTGGTTCAGCAGAGCCTCTACCTCGGTGCCTCGGGGGCGGGTGACGTGTATGCCACATGCTACGTGGCGGACATTGCCTATTCCGCGACCAATCCGCTTTTCGTCATGGAGAACACGAATGGCATCCCGATCGTGGTCATTTCGACGACGAATACGGGAGGCAACTCGTGGGTGACGCGCGTCATGGCGCTTTCGCCGGTGTCGATCAATTATTTTGTGTTTTCGTCGGATGTCTTGATTGACGGGTCCGAACTACTCGTCGTCTACAACTCGGCAGGGCAGCCGGTTGCGACGTCGAGAATGCGATACCCGCTGATCAAACAGGTGATCGCGGGGAACGTGATCGGCGCGGGCCCCGATTATGGGCAGTACAACTACGGCGCAGCGACGAGCTTTTCCGCTTCGTTCTCGCCTGGCGGCGGACGCATCGGGGTGGGTGCGATACGCACGCCATCGACGCAGTTCAACGGAAGTCTGTTGTCGGGCGAATGGCGCGGAAACATCGGCCTCGGTGGCTGGATGTCCGGGGTGGGCGTGGCCACATTCTCGACGTTCAATTGGCGGTTCGGTCCCAGCTCACCCAATCCTCCAAATTTCCAATACGACTATCAGTCGGCACTCGACTACGGGGGCATTCTGATAGACGTGAGCAACCTTTGACCATGGCCGCCTTCGCGCGGCTTTTTCATTTCCAGAGCAGGGCGCGGGGGCGCTCAAAGGAACAATCCAATGGCGGAACCAACGTCGGGCGCCGTGGCGGCCGCAGTGGCCGTAGCGGTGAAGGTGCTTCCGGGGGCTGTCGGATCACTGATTGCGCTCCGATTCATCGGTGAAGGGCTGACACGAAAGCAGAAGGCGATGTCGTTCGCGGCCGGCGCGGCGATGTCCTATTACCTCAGCCCGCTGGTCGTGATGTATTTCGCGATCACGGATGCCGGCGCACAGCAGGCGTTTGGCTTCTTGATGGGGTTGTTTGGCCTGGCGCTGGCAAAGGAAGTGTTCAAGGAAATCAACGATGCCGACCTGATCGGGGCTCTCAAGCGGCGACTCTTCGGAGGGCTCGAAAAATGATCTGGGTGTTGGTGTTCTTCATCGCGAACGTCGTCGTGCTTGCCGCCTGCATCTGGGTGGCACTGAGCGACGCCATCAAAACGGGTTTCTGGGGGACGACGGGCTTTTCCGCTATCGGCCTGGCGTCTGTCGGAAACCTCTTCAAACCTGTCTGGATGCGCCATGCAATCGATGGACCGGAAGTCCTGATGCTTGTTGGCCTTGCGATCGTATCGATCTGGCTGATGGCGAAGAAGGTGTACTGGACAAACAAGGGGAGGGGGCATGGCTCGCATTGACGCAGCCGCGGCCGGCGGGCAAAACGTTTGCGCGTTTCTCGACATGTTGGCCTGGTCTGAATTCACATCGCGCATCGCTGGTTCTGACGACGGCTACAACGTGATCGTCGGCGGCGATCTGTTCGCCAGCTACGCGGATCATCCGAGGAAATCGGTGTGGATCAAGCGGTTCAACGTTTGGTCGACCGCAGCGGGGCGGTACCAACTGCTTTCGCGTTACTACGATGCGTACAAAAAGCAGTTGGGGCTCCCGGACTTCTCGCCGGTAAGCCAGGACAAGATCGCGATCCAGCAGATCCGCGAACGCGGCGCGCTGCCGGATATCAAGGCTGGGCGCATCGAGATCGCGATCTCGAAGTGTCGCAACATCTGGGCGAGCCTGCCTGGTGCCGGCTATGGTCAGGTGGAGCACCAGCTCGAGCCGCTGCTGCGGCAATACGTGAAAGCCGGAGGTGTAACGTGACCTGGCTCGATCCTCGCGTGTGGGGCGGACTGCTGCTTGCTGTGGTGATGGCAGCCGGCGGCGGATATTGGAAGGGACACCACGATGCTGACCAGTCGGCAACGATCACCAGTCAAGCGAAGCAAATCAAAGACCTGACGGACGCGAATAACCTTTATCGCCAGACGACGCAAACGCTGGCCGGAATATCCATCGATGCAAAAAAATCTCTCGATGCCGCGAATGCTGCGGCTCGCGCCTCTGACGCTGCTTATGACCGGATGCGCAAGCAGCTTGCCGAATATACAGCTGCCGCGCGACATTCCTCCGCTACCGGCGGAAGCGCGCCAACCGACGGCGGAACAGATCCCCTCGATCTGCTCGCAGGGCTGTTCAGCCGGGCTGACCAAGCTGCGGGAGACCTCGCTAAGTTCGCTGACGCTGCGCACATCGCCGGCCTCGCCTGCGAACGAAGCTATGATGCGTTGATGGCGAGAGATAATGCCAATAATCAGTCTATCTTGTACCCCAATAAACCAGCAAGATTACTGCAACGGTAAGGGCCGCGAAGAACAAGGGTAAGCTTCTCATCGGGTTTCCCTCCTCAGATATCGGCCTGGCGATTTTTTCCCAAGAGGACTCACATCAATTAAGAGAATGCGGGATGCCTCCCGTCTAGCCCCACGACCTCATCGTAGATGTGGTTGCGCGTGCGTCCATCGACGTTTTGCCAGAGGCGCGCCAACCAATACTTCATTTTGCGTTGGGATATGACATTCGCACTCACGGCAACCGCCGGGAACTGAATGTTCTCCCCGATCAACTTTCCCTGCAGATATTCATACGCATTCGCTCTGACATATTCCTTGGCCTTAATAAGGTCTGTGGCGCTTGAGGAAAACGACAAATCGAGGCAAGTGAGTGTCCAGGTCGCGTCTTGGCGCTCGCCGTAGACGTGAAGTAGTATCCGCTCCATTTTCATGATCGACTCCTTGTGGCACATGCCGAGCATATGCACTGATGCATCGTCGCAGCGGGCAGGTATAGCGGCAGATGTGGGCGGCGAAGCCACACTAAGCGGGGCCGTACAAGTAGGGGATCGGCCCATACCCGGCAAATGATGGCGTGAGCGCCAAAGAAGTATTTTGTCGACCCGGCACTATCAGAATGACTTCTTTCCAACTACCACGCCGGCCGGATCGTGTACGCGTGTCTGAAATATGCGCGGCCAAACTGCGTCGGCTCGAAGTGTTTGCCGACGAGGTGTATCAACTCGCGTGCGAGTAGCGCGTTGATAACCGCTTCTGATGGCTGTTTGGAACTTTTTTCTGCGATGCGTTGTAGGGCAGCCGTGATTGCATGTGCTGAAAGGGCGAGCAT